TCAATCTATTCAATATAATAATGGAACTGCGGTTACAAGTGGAACAATAACACCAAGTACAACAACTGGGGTATGTATGTTATCAAGACCCGATGGGGGATCACCAAGTAACACAAGTTTAACATCATTTTTCATGTTGAATATGACGACTGATTCAACTATTAGAACTGCGATTTATAACCTATTAAAAACAATGAATAACAATGCCTTCTAAATATCTAAAAACAACTAAGAAAGGATTTGAAACATTGCTAAAACAAGCAAATGATTTATTAGGATTACCCGATGGGAATGGTAATGATTGTTATTGTTCACCATTGATTGATATAAATGGAGATTACTTTTTTATTGCAAATGAAGAAGTGTTAAGTTTAGTTGATGAAAGTAAATTAGTTAATTACGATTCAATAAAAATTAAAGATGCCTCATAGATTCTTAGATATTTTTGTTTCAGTATTGGGCTTCATAGCCTTACTTGAAAAACATAATTTTTTATTCGCTTCCATTGCATCAATATGTACGATTATATATTGGATATACAGATTTTGTAATTGGATTATAAAAATGATTACCGACAAGTCTATTGATGACTTTGAAAAGGGGTTAAAGAAATGATTGAATTTGACTACATGATATTGGGTGTAATATTCGCTTTGATAAGTGGGTATTGCCGAGCCTTATTTGAATGTATAATTTTGTTTGATTCATTATATGAGAAACATGGTTATTCGGAGTGGTGGAGTTATACGAGATTTACACGAAATAAAATTGGATATTGGGAGAACACATTTCCAAATGATGGTGGTCATCGAATCAAAATAATAGAGTTCATTTTTGATGCCTTAGCGTGTGTTTGTTTGAGTTATTCTTATGATGAAATACTAAATAGCTTTATGGCGACAATGATGTCAGTAATCGTAACTTATTTCTTTATAAAGTCATTTGGATTTGAACAAACCTTTAAGGAATTGAGATGAAAAGATTATCACTTAGAAACTACTTTGAACCTACACCTAAGAATGTCAAACGATGGCTATTAGCTATCAAGTCAATATTAGCGACCATCTCGGTTTCTGCTTATGTTAATGGGAACGAAAAGATAGCTTTTTGGATATTAGTAGGCGGTGCTTGTATTGATGAACTAACTAACTTAATAAGCAATGAAAACGGGAATTAGAGGTTTAGGATTAATCAAGAAATTTGAAGGTTGCAAACTAACTGCTTATACTTGTCCTGCGGGATTAGTCACGATTGGTTATGGAAATACCTTTTATAAAAATGGTTCTAAAATTAAGTTAGGCGATAAGATAACACAGCAACAAGCGGAAGAATTATTAATGGATTTGCTTCCACAATACGAAGCAATAGTAAATAAGAATATCAAAATAGATTTAACCCAATACCAATTCGATGCCTTAGTTTCTTTTGCATGGAATTGCGGAAAGTCTGAAACCTTATTTAGATTAGTTAATTCTAAATCTAAAGACTTAAAACAATGGTGGGAAACACACTATACAACTGGTGGCGGTAAGGTGTTAAAAGGATTAGTAAATCGCAGAAAAGCAGAGGCACAATTATTCCACTTATAAATGGCAGGTCAACCAAGTATTAAATCAGACATTGCAAAGGAATATTTATTAAAGTTCCCGAATACTGCGAATTTAACTATAGCAAAAAAGATTTATGCTGAAAATAAAAGTGTTTACAAAGACCTCGAGCAAGTAAGAAGTCATATAAGAACTTTAAAAGGGGTTTATGGTGTTAAAAGTAAACAAGAAACTCACGTTGAATTTAGGAAAGAATTTGAAGCACTAAAAAAAGATTTGCCAAAAGGCGAAAGCGAAAGAATACAACCTTACACACTACCAAAAGCAAGTAAAAAGATTTTAATTATAAGTGATTTGCACATCCCTTACCACAATGATGATGCAGTTTTCGCAGCCTTAGAATATGGATTAGAACAACAAGTAGATACTATCATAATCAATGGAGATTTGACGGATTTTGCCACAATATCGAGACACGAAAAGGATATGAGAAAGCGTTCAGTTAAATATGAGATGGATTGTACAAGAGTATTCTTAAAAGGTTTGAGAGGTATGTTTCCAAAAGCACTAATAGTGTGGAGTTATGGAAACCATGATTTGAGATACGACAAGTATATCATGATGAAAGCACCTGAGATATTCGACATTGAATTAATCCAACTGCATGAACTTTTAAAGTTAAGAGATTTAAACATAATCAAAGTAGATTCAACACAATATATCTATGCCGGTAAGTTAGCTATATTTCATGGTCACGAAACTGGATTAACAAGTGGCGGTGTAAATCCTGCACGATCATTAAGATTGAAGTTAAATAAAAGTGCAGTTACATCGCACTTTCATAGAGAAACAAAAGACATGGGTAAGAACTTAGATGAACATCCTTATTCATGTTTCTCAATCGGTTGTTTGTGCGACTTGCACCCTGCTTATATGCCAATCAATATGTGGACACATGGATTTGGATATTTAGAACTTAGTCAAAATGGGGATTATAAATTTTATCAAAAATCAATAATTGAAGGAAAAATTTTTTAGTTTGTAAAAACAAGTATATTTGCACCAGTAGTTTTTTGTAAGATTTCGTTTCATTAATTTGGTTAAGAGCCTCGAGTAAATCGGGGCTTTTTTTATTATATTTGCAGCATGAAAAATATTATATCAATACTTTGTATCACTTACTTATTATCGGGCTGCTTATACACAAAGAAACGAGCAATAGAGAAATTTTGCACAACAGATAGTATTCCTTATTCTGTTTTAGTTCACGATACAATTATAGTCAAAGCAATTAAAGTAGATACATTCTTTAACTCATCCATTGATTCATTCACTATAATAAAAGACCGATTAGAAATTCGTTATAAAAAGATAGGCGAAAAGATATATATTCAAGGCGAATGCAAATCAGATACTATATATAAGACAAAATTAGTACAGGTGCAAGTGCCAACAAAGATTAAGAAATTAGAATGGTGGGAAAGTTTATATATAAAGGCAAGGGATTGGTTTGCAGTAATAGGCTTTTTAGCAATGTTCTTAGGATTCTACCTCATTATGCCACATAAAAAAAGTGAGTAGTTCGGAAAAACCGAACAACTGGATAGCCTCAAAAGTTATATTTTGGGGCTTTTTTTACGTTTATGCTAAAAAATATTAGCTTGATTTATAGTAAGTTATGATTTATTTTTATTCAATGTTTTGTAATGTCGTATAATTGTACGACCATTGTACTCAGATAAACGAAACAAATATGACAACTCAAGTAAACCAAATCAACGAAACAAAATCATTCTTAGCTAATTATTTCAATTCTTATGGATTTAACACAGCAAGCAAAAGAGAATTAGCGGATGAAGCTGCTACTATTATTGAATTAGTTAAAATAGGTAACTATGGTTTAGCTACTGACATTGCTAAATCAGTAATGACTTATAATAAAATTAGCGAAAAGCAAGCATATTGGATAGCTAAGATAGCAGTTGAAAATAATTTAACATCAAGAATTAACCATTTAATAAACTAAAAATTACAATTATGAAAACTACTAAACATCAAATTTTAAAATCAAAAGAAGGCTTCTCATCTCAATGTAGAATTTATGAAGCATTTACAACTAAAACCGCACTAAGAAACGAATTGCAAAGATTATACGATTCTTGGTCTCGTAATGGTGGCGAAATAGTTAAATTCAATAAAAAAGATATGCTATTAGTTGTGCGAGAGTCAGACAATTCTGCTACCTATATTTTTGAATACTTAGAAAGATACATATAATATGACACGAACAGAAATGACAAAAGCAAACCGAGACCAATTAGCCACCGACTACAACTTACGAATCAAGTTAAGTTTAGATTTGGGCTGCAATGAAAGAACAATTCAAAGGTGGGCAGTTAATAACTCACCCAAATTGACAACAGATTCATTCCTTAGCTACTTTAAAAAGCACGCTAACTACACAGAACCAATCACCAAAGAAATCAAAATAAACCAATTAATCGAACACTAAAACATGGAAAAACTACTAAAAAAACTATTGTATGGTGAGGAAGCGAAACCCATCACCAACAAGTCAAGACCAAACACTATTTTATCACGTTACGAGAGGGTACAGCGACTGCGAAACATAGCGATTGATGATAACACATTCTGCAAAGTGTACCAAGCTAATAGGCTGCTAAAAGACCTTACAATCCAATTAAATCAAATTAACTCATACCAAATTTTAAACTTTAACTAAAATGAAAGTAACAAACCAAAACCACGAATTAGCCTTTCAACCAAAAGCAATTACGATTCTTATTGAAACTGAAGAGGAATATCAAAACATTTTAAACCTAACACTATGCAATGTAAGTGTTCCTGATGCTGTTAAGAATTTCGCAAAAGAAGCAAATAAAACTATCATTGAAAATTTATTAGATTCAATTCACAATTCACTTGTTAAACCATAATCAAATGACAACACCACACCAAACTACAAAAGAATGTCTTATCCGCAACTTTCGGGCAGAATTAGACACAGAAGAAACATTCATCCCACTTGACTATCGTTTACTATTCAACATCGCAACAGACATGATAATTGTATTGTATGAGGTTGAAACAGCCCGAAAGATGTATTCAGATATTTACGCAATGATGATGAAGCACGCACCAGATAAAATGGATTGGTTCATTCGCAAAATGTGGAAGCATAATTTTGAGTTAAAACTTGACAAGTCAGATTTTGACAAGTTATTAGCAGCGATAGATATTAGCCGAACTTATGGATTTACTGTTGAATATGCAGTAAGCACATTACATGATACATTAGGACACATAATTGAGGTACAATACACACCAAAGCAATCTAATTTTGTATTCAATTCAATATTGAACTATGATCAAGTATTAACTGCAGTTAGCGAATACAAAGACACAGCATTAATTGACACCTGCGATTTTGGAATACCTGAACATAAAGAAATACCAGTTATGTATGACTTGAACGATATGAGCCTTGAAGAAATTTGCCAAGCATACTTAAACATGGGTGGACAACCTTTAATAATAGAACCATAAAACAAAATGAAAACACAAATAAACGAACCAATGGTGAAGCATAGTAACCAAGTTCACACAACAACAGATTACTTTCTTTTTAAACCGATTGATGGTAACAGAAACAAAAACCTATTACACATTAATAGGCTAAAAAAATCAATGGCTGAAAACTATTTATTTACCATTATTATTGTAAATGAATTGTACGAAATTATTGATGGGCAACATAGATTTGATGTTATTCAAGAATTAAATTTGCCTTTAAATTACGTAGTTTGCAAAGGTTACGGATTAAACGAAGTTCACATATTAAATCAAAATTCTAAAACATGGACAAGTGATGATTATTTAGATGGGTATTGTAAGTTAGGGTATAAAGATTATTTAAAATACAGAGAGTTTAAAGAGACTTATGATATTGGACATTATGAATGTATGTGGTTACTTAATGGTTCTCAATTATCAAACCCTACGCAAGTATTTTTTATGGGTGATTTTAAGATTAAAAACTATAATGAAGCCTGCAAAATTATTGAGAAAATTATGCTTGTTGAGCCTTATTATTCAGAATGGAAACGTAGGTCTTTTATTTTGGCAATGTTGCAACTATTTAAAAACTCAAATTTTGAACTTACTGAATTTTTGCAAAAGTTGAAACTGCAACCTACTGCATTATCTAATTGTTCAACTACAAATCAATACGTTTCTTTGATTGAAGAAATATACAACTATCGTAGACGTGATAAAATTAATTTAAGATACTAACCATGCCAAGACCGAGACACATAACAACAATAGAGCAGACCTCAATAGGTGCTAATGGTTTCAGATTGCAATATCTATATGAAAAGAAATTATTTGAAGTATGCCACAGCCACCACAACGGAAGGGCTGATGTAATTGACAGAACTTTATTTGTAAACGAAAAAGATGCGCGAAAGTACTTAGAACAGCTAATGACAGAAACTCAAGAGCGAATAAACGAATTTAAAGTTAATCAATCATTCCCTTTAATCACTAAAATAATATGAGAGAAATAAGCATAGAATACCGAGAACTGCAAAGGCAAAAGAATAAACTATTTGAGTGCCAAAGAAACCACACCGCAGCATTGAATAGAAGATACCTATACGAAACTGATGAGGCATACAAAGAATGCACCGCAGCACTAAACGAATGGGATAAACAAACCGAATTAGTAGCTAAATTGCAGATTGAATATACAGCATTAACTAACAAAGGAGATTTAAGTTATGAGTAGAGAAAAACCATCACACAAAAGAATAGATTATAAGTCAGGAAAGACCGAATCCGTAGTTATGGAAAGAGACCTTCATAGTGCCCAGTATCGAATCATACTTTATAAAAAAGGCGGTGTAGGAATAGTCCAATATCGAAGCAGCACAAAAGAGGCAACAGAATTATTTAACGAATTATTAAAAGAACTAAAATGAACCACCAATTACTCAATGATTTAACGACAAATTTAAGGCAAATTTTAAATTTGATAAGGGATTACAAAGAACAGATTATATACTTGCAGGAGAAATGGGCAGAGGTGCAAGATACGCATAGCAGCAAGTTATTCTTAACACAAATCACGAACTGCGAAGCCCAAATCAAACATAACGAAAAACAATACAAACAAACCATTAACCAAATTAATGAACTACTACAATGACAGACAAACAAACACTACCAACACTTAGCGATTTAACACAAGATGTTGAATTAAGCTACAAAAATGATGCTTTCAATCTTCTATTAAGTCAGCAACCGCCTGCAACGTGGGTAAAGAAACATCCTTACATTCGAGATTACAATTACCTACCTATTGATAAGGTCGAACACTTATTAAAGAAAATCTTTAAGCAGTACAAAATTGAGATTACTAATCAAGGTACAGCCTTCAATGGTGTATGGGTAACGGTCCGAGTTCACTATTTAAACCCTACCAACAATGAGTGGAACTTTCACGATGGGATTGGTGCTTGTCAACTTCAAACCAAAAAAGATACATCACCTGCAGATCTTGCTAATATCAATAATGGTGCTTTACAAATGGCTTATCCAATCGCTAAGACTATTGCAATCAAAGATGCTTGCGATATGTTTGGAAACTTATTCGGGGCTAACTTAAACAGACGTGATACAATCGAATTTAAAGTGGATGAAAACACATTAAACTTCATCAAAAGTAATAAGGAGAAAAATATATGATTGAGAGATTCATATTCGAAACAAAAGAGCAATGGAAGGAATATCGAAAAGGTTTATTCACAGCATCAAATATCAACAAATTAACCGCTAATGGTAAATCTGAAAATGGATTAGGAGTTGGTGCAGTTAGTTACATTTTAGAAACCATCAACGACCAAGTAGGCGAACCAAAACCCGACATTTTCAATGCAGCGATTGAGTGGGGATTAGAGAATGAATCACAAGCGGTATTGAGATATGCTGAAGACAATGGACTTGATGTGAATGATAATGATTTTATCTATACATCGGTGGGTGGATTTGTGTTCTTTACTTACTTAGGAATATGCGGTGGCACACCTGATGTAATCTTAAAAGATAAGATAGTTGAAATCAAATGCCCGAACTCAGATACACACCTTTATAATAAGCTATTTGTGAACGCTGAGAACATCCAAAAAGAATATCCTATGTATTATGACCAATGCCAATTAAATATGTTCCTAACGCAAAGAAAAGAGGCAATTTTAATGAGTTTTGACCCGAGAATAAA